CGCAATACTTTACTTAATGCTTTTACATCTAAAGGACTTTCACAACGTAAATTTATTAGTTGTATTTCTGTCATTGCTTGTAATTCTTTTTCGCTATATTGATGTGCATAGAGTCTTTTTTCCATAGGGTTATAATTAATTATATTGCTAGTATAACATTTTGTATTGAAAATAAAAAGAAGGGGATTAGCCCTTCTCTTTATATACTATTTATTAGTATTAGGTGGTTGAGTTTGAACCTACTACCCACTGATGTCCAGTAAAGTCAAAGCTGTACTGAGCAGATACATAGTTAGCAAACAATCCTTGTCCAGGAGTATCTTCCTGAGTAAATCGTGGCATCCATCCTTCGTTTAAGAAGAACATATCTTTTGCACGGTCTAAATCAATCAAGAACCAATACTTTCCTTCTGAAGCACTTAGATAGTTGTTAACTGTAAATGTAATCCCTTGAAATGGATTAGTTGACAAGTTAGCAGCAGAATAAACTCCTGAAGACATTGTTAACTGTTCAGCAACAGTTCTATTCTCTGGTCCAACAACTAACAATAAGTTAGTAGAAGGTGCTAGTGGATTTCCTAAATTATCAGTCATTCTTTCTAACTGTACTCTAGCAGCATTGAAGTTCTCAAATGTTAGAGGGATAGCTCCCAATAAGTTATCATTTGTTCCTCCTCCTGTAAGAGTATGGCTATCTGAGAATAGAGCTAATCCATCAACTCCAGTTCGGTAGGTTGTACCAAATCCTAGAGATAGAATATCTATAGCTTTTCCTTCCATATTCTGAAGAGCAGCTTTTCCTAACTGTGCAGTTCGGTTTCTTACTATCTCAAACCTATTAGCATACCTTAGAGCTTCTTCAGTTACTTTAACTGAGCGAGTATACTTGGTAGGTGTGATTTGTATGAATCCTTGCTCCTGTGGAGTGTCTTCTGCATAGTTTTCACCCTCATCAGTTGCTTCTGATTCTCCTAATCCAGAATAAACAGCTAGTTGCTCATTAAGAAATTGCAATGTTCTAGTTTGGTATCCTAAGATTGGGTGTTGTAGTTTAGGCATTGCAGCGTCAAGACCATCTTGGTATGCATCCATCAATTCTGCTTTTGTCAATCTAATATGTTCACCTGATATATTAATCATATCTTTTAATTATTAATTAGTAATATTAATTAGTTGTCTGCAAATGCTTGTACCTTTACAAATTTAACTAAAGCCTTTCTAGCTGAAATAAATTTTGTAATTACAAGTTGTCTTGCGGTTGTGGTTTGAGCTCCAGATGTCTTATCTACTGTGAAAGTATTAGTTGAAGCTGCCATTTTGAAGTATACTCCTTCATCAGCTGCCGTAATATCTGCATTAGTAGTCATCTCATACTCTGTTTTTGGGCAAATCTCCTCAATATAGAGGTAGTTGCTTCCAGTTCCAGTTTTAGCTTCTTTAGCAATACCTAATACTGCAGATGAAGTTGTTGCCAAATCTAATCTTCCAGAAGTTAGGTACACAGGGTCTCCAATTTCAACAATAGTTGAATTGGTCAAGCGGTATCTCTTATGAGATTGTCCACCTTTTCCTCGTCTTGTTATAATGTCAATAGCCATAAGTTTAGTTTATACTTAATAATTTTTATAAGTAACCTTTCTTTTTTAATTCTCTAGCTTTTTCAGGTGTTATTCCTAAGTGAGATAAATCTTGTGCAGCTTTATATGCTTGTCTGTCAAGATTATTATCTGTTGTACTAGATACACCTACTTGTGCAGTTCCAGTATATCTGGCTCCAACACTAAATTGTTCTGTAGAAAAATCACTATTGATTTGTTTCTTTAGTATTTCAGCACCTCTCAAGCTAAAATATGAAGATTCTAAATCTCTAACAATTAATTCTGGGTCCATTTCATTAGATTCTTTAATCTGATGATAACGCTGAACTAATTTAGTTTGTAAGGCTTCATCTTGTACAACCTCAGGATATTTATTGAAAAATACAGAGAATGCTTTTTGTCTAGGTTCTTGTTTGAGCACTTCAAGTCTTGCTTCAACTAATTGTTCTAAGTTAGATGTTTCACTAGTACTAGTATTTTGTGATTGTTCTAACTCTTTTAATTCGTTGTTCAATACTTTGGTTTCATCTCGTACTTGTTTAACTTGAGATTTTATCTCTTCGTATTTACGAGTTGCGTGTTCAAGTGCTTTTTGCATATTCTGAGCTTTTTCCTCTTCTTTTTGAAGTTGCAACTCTTCATCAGATAAGGTTGGTTCAGAACTTACATTAGTGTCTTTGATTTCAGGTTCATTGCTACCGTCTGGATTAACGCTTCCATCAGCGAAATTGAGATTTGACATACTTGTCTACTTAAGTGATATTACGAGACTTCTCTCGATAGCTTAATTATATGCATTTTGAAAAATATTTTGCAAATAAAAAACCCCCTGTTAAGGAGGTTTCTTATATAGGTTAGTCTAAATTATTGACTTGCCCATAGACCAATAAGGGAGGTTCCATACCAAGTTGTATCATTTAATGCAACTAAAGTAATGCTATCTCCAGCTACATTGGTAGCAGCTGTATTCTTAATACCTGTTCCAGCGGCTGGTGCTAATGCTGTTCCATCTTGAGCAGCGTGTATCTTTGTTACAATAGCATCTCCTGTTGCTGGGGTGATTAGAATTTCACCAGCTGCATTTCCACATACAAAAGTATATTTTAATCCTGCAGCGGCTGCTGGTAAACTGTAAGTTACAGTTCCAGTATTTCTTGTTTGTACGAATACTTTACCACTTTCTGCAGCTGCAATAGATTTAGTTGCAGTTGAATTAGCTTCTACAGCTACAGGAGCTGTTACTGCTGACTCAAAAGTTACTAGTCCATCTACTTCTAATGTTTCAGCAATTCGTACTTTGTTAAAACCTGTTTTAGTTCCACTTGGGGTACTCATAGTTTATTTCTTAATTGTTAATGATTTTTTGATAGCCCAATCAATATCTTTTAGCAACTCATTTATGGCATCTAGTTTTCCTATATTATATATTCTATCTGTTTCTTCAGTATATTTATCTAATATAATGTACCTATATTCATCAATTTTACTATGTAAATACTTAATATAATCTTTATTTCCATATAGACTTTGTAGAAAAGATTGTATCTGTTCTCTTGTAGTAAGTTCTATAGGTAAAGGTTCTAAGTCTTTAGCTGTAAAAGGTCTGAGTTTTGCCATATTATATGTTCATATTAATATTAGTTGTTGGCATTTCTTGAGAGGTAGGTGGCGGAGTTTCACCATTGGCAATAGCATTAGCTGCAACTGCATCTTGTGTCATCGCCTCTTGTAATGGTGCTAATCCTTGAGCTGCGAGAGGTGGTGGAGTTGGATTAAATCTGTCGCTATCTACATCCATTATCCTATCTAGTTCAGCTAATAATTCCTCTTTGTTAGATTCTGGCATTATAGCTAATCTAGTTTGCATATACTGCATCCACTTTTGCATTTCAAGTGATTGAGTAGACTCATAACTTGATTTTGGTACTACTATTACCTGATTTTGAAATTGATTCAAATCTTGTATAGAGAATGCAACAGCTTCAGCATTGATATTGGCATCTTGTAGTGCGGCTTCTTCTAAATCTAGTTCTTCCACAATATCAGTGTATTGTTTTGAAGCTCTTTTGTCAATAATCTTAATAATTCTCATTCCTGTTGACCCATCACTCAACTTCTGATTTTCTTGCCTAATTGTACTATACACTAAAGGTGCTTTACCTGTAATATCTCTTTTCTCTGGTATAGATAGGAATTGTAGTAAATTAGATAATCTTAATTCTGTTCTTTCTCTTTCACCATCTTCTAGGTATTTAATAGAATATCCTATCTGTTTCATAGCCTCTTCTTGTAATTGCAAGGTTTGTTGTAGCAACACTCTTCCTCCTCCTGGTGTCATAGCATTAGCTCCACCTGCTGGGTTTCCTGCTAAGGCTTCTATATCTGTATCCATTCTACCTAACATAGATATATCTGAGTTGTCTATTCCATTGAATTTATCTATTTTAATCTTGTTAATATCTTTAACCTGATAAACTCCTCCCATTTTAATATTTTCTATCTCAAAGAAATCATCATCATTTTCAGTCAAGATAAACTGGTTAGCAGACATTAATTGCTTTTGTATCATCAAGTTATAATGTATCTGATATGAGTCTGTAATACCTGCTATTTGCTCAACCATAGACCTACCATAAAAGAATGGTGTACCTGAGAATACATCGTGTATAGTCTTAGCATAAGGGTATTTATTATGCCTATATGGAATTACATTTTCATATAACAATACTCCATTAGCAAGTAAATAATACATACCATCAATAGTATAGCAATGTATCAACTCAACCATCTCATTTTCTATAATAGGCAATAAATCCTCTCTATAATAAGATAAATCAGTTAAACTATTCCAATAATTACCTGCTTCTACTTCTTTAAACTTAGGATATTTACTGTAATATTTCTTAGCAACTTCATACTCTATCTTTTCTCTATCTATAATCCAAGATTGTTTTTGTATATCCTCTTCAATAGGGTTGGATATAAGAATATCCTCTAATGGTCTTATAGCTGTATAACAACCTCTTTCTAAAATATGCTCTTGTTCTTTAGTCTGAACTTGACCTTTTTCGTCTATATGGTCAAATACTTTTTTCTTTACTCTAACATCGTGAAATCCCTCAAACTCTATAACAGTACCTTCAGCTGCTAACTGGAATGCTTTAAGTGTAAAGGCTTTCTTCTGATTAGATTGTGCATTAGACCATTCTAATAAAGTTTTAATCCCATTAGATATATTTTTATTATATATATTATTTTCTAAGTTATAACTTTTAACAACCATCTCTACTGGATTACTAGCTACTTTAGACACATAAGATTTAACAACTTTTCTAACAATAGGAAATGAGATTGGGTTTTCAATATCTAGATTAAGATGAGATATATCCCCATTTAATCTACGGGTCATATCGTTTTTATAGTCTATAATTGTTCGTTTATTTAGAATATCTAATTCAGTTTGTTGAATTTCTATTCCTCTGTTATACCAACTAAGTACTTTATCTATTGTGTCTTTATAATCCATAATTGTTATATAATTTATTATATTATAGCATTTTGAAATTATATGTTTACCAAGTAGATATTGCTACTCTTTTCCAAGTGTCTGTAGCTACACAAACATAAATATAATTACTATCCCAAGTTATAGACCCTTGTACTCCACTAGCTGAGCTACTAGCAGGTATATCTGTTTCTAAAATTAAAGCTCCTCCTACTGTCATTCCTAATCCTATTTCTGCTGTAGGTGCATAAAATTTACCAGTAGAACTTATAGAAGGCACTCCAGTTTCATTTCCACCTAGCAAAGCTCCAGCTGAAGCTCCGCTATTATCCCAAAGTTCTATTCTATCTTGAGTTAATCTCATTCTTTCTCTTGTACTATCAAAAAATTTTAAATTAGGGGTATTATCTAAATCCCATCTAGCTCCTGAACTACTAGACCTTAATGTTCCATTTACATCTACTGTACCTGTAAAAGTTCCAGCACTAGCATTAACTGTACCTGTAATATTTGCATTTGTAGCTGTTATATTACCAGAACTATCTAAAGTAAAATTAGCTGCTTTTATTAACAACTTATCTCCGTCCCATTGAAAATAGTTATTAGAATTATTATATAAACTAAACTTAGCTTTACCACCTGTAAATCCTAACCAAGCCCCAACATTATTACCATAAGCAGTAGGAGGTGTAGCCCCAAAAGATACATAGCCTGTAGAGCTTAAAACTGCCCCTGTCTGGTATATTGTTGTACTATCTATATTCCAACCAGCTATTGTAGAATTACCTGCTATTTGAATAGATAATGCCTCAATCACACCATCTCTCCTTAACTTCCAACCTGTAGTCCCACTTATATAATTTTCAGATTGTAAATAATCTCTTATCACACCTGCACCCATTCTTGCTGGTGGTACAATTTCAGATACTAAACTTTGAGAATAAGGTGAAGTTTGGTTGTTTGCTATTTCAGGACTTAATAATGCACTGGTATTGTTATTAACAAATCTAGCCATATTATTTTCTTATACCTTTATTATCATAGAATAAATCTAACCCTTCAAAGATTGGTAATTTACTACCAACTATACCTGACCAAGATACTTTGAACCAATTTCCTGTAATATTAAATGGTCTTGCAACTTTATGTTCAGATACAACTGCAGCTTGTTCAATCTTACCTTCGTTATTAGTTACACTTATATTAGAACCATTAGCATTTTTAGTATAAATTGCTAAATTGTTTTGAATTGACTTAGTCATACCCCTCATACCACCGTCTAATTCCTGAAAAATTACCTCATAGGCGATAGGAGTGGTGTTATCTGTTACATAATTACCCTCTACCTCATAAATGTTGTTAGAAGACCCAGAATAGACTTTGTTGTCTTTGTCATTGTAGAATAGTTGTTTTACTCTGTAAGGATAACCAAAGATAGTCCAACTATCATTTCTAATAGAATATCTAAATATAACATTAGCATAAGTTACTCCATCAATTACAATAGAACCTACTTCTAGGTATACATAATGCTCATTAGAAGTCATATATACATCAGACTTATTAGAGATTAAATCTATATAGGCTTGGATTGGTCTTGCAATATCTGCAGGATAGGCTGAGCCATCTGTTTTATATACAGAAGTTCCTGAATAAAAGAAACAATATCCCTGACTAACTGTAATTGCTTCTTGAGATACAGCACCTACTTGATACAAATCATCAGGAGTTACAAACTCATTTGTTATATCTGTTCTATAAAATCCATTATTCTTAAATATAAGTAAGACATTACCAACAGTTGCAAAACCACTTGCATAACCTCCATCATCAGGATTAACTCTAAAGAAATTAGTTGAAGGTGTCCAAGTTATAAAAGGGGAGACTGAAGGATTTATAATTGATGAAAAGTATACAGTTCCATCAGTAGTCATAGCTACTAGTCTACCTCTATACCTTGTAATATAAGATAAAACAAGAGATGTAGGACAGTTAGTTGTAACCCAAGAAGCTCCATTAGTTGAACTCATCATATCATTGACCCCATTAACCACAAACAAACTACCCCCTAATTGGGCAAATCTGTGCTGTCCTAGCCCTTTTGATGTCCAACCTGTACTTGCAGTCCAAGCT